CCCTACGGGCCACGACCTTGGAGCGTGGGAAAATCCCACTCGACCACCAGACGCTTACGGCGTTCGTGGACGTTCAGGAGAAACTCCTCTTCTGGCTGGTGGCTTCGTGGAACCAGAGTTTCGGCGGGCACGTCGTGGCATACGGGTGCTACCCCGACCAGGCGTCCACCTTCTTTGAGGCCAAGCACGCCAAGCGGACGCTCGCCCAGGCGGTCAAGGGTGCCGGGTTCGAGGCGGCGCTGAGTGCCGGCTTGGAGCAGGTGGCAAAACTGCTCCTCGGCCGCGACTGGACGCGCGAGGACGGGGCGGCGATGCGGATCTCCCAACTCTTGATCGACGCCAACTGGGGCCAGAGCACCGGGACCGTCCGCACCTTTTGCCGCCGCACACCGTTTGCCGGTGCCATCCTCCCGAGCCACGGCAAGGGCATCGGGGCGAGCTCGCAACCCATCGGCGAGAAGAAGGGCCGCGGCGACCGGATCGGCCTCAACTGGAAGGTCGGCCAGATCAGCGAGGGCCAACGGTCGGTTCTCTACGACACGAATTTCTACAAGACGTTCGTGGCGGCGCGGCTGCGGCTGGCAATGGGCGACCCTGAGTCGATTGCGTTTCACGCCGGTGAGCACGACCTCCTCTTCGAGCACTTGACGAGCGAATACCCTGTCCGCACCGAGGCCCGCGGCCGGGTCGTGGACGAATGGAAAATGGCGGGTCGCGACAACCACTGGCTCGACTGCCTGGTCGGCTCGGCCGTCGCCGCGAGCATCGCCGGCGTTCATCCGATCGCCACTGAGGCCGGCGGCCGCCAGCGGCGAAAGGTCTCCATCCCCGCCGGCCCAGACGGGAAACGTGTTATCACGGTTACGAGGCTCAAGACGTGAACCAAATCACAATCGCAACCGTGGATGGGCTCGACCCCTCGGACTGTGTCGCCATTGCGCGCCGCCTCTGCCGGCAGGGCTCAGACTTTCAACGCGAGATAATCGCCGTGATGAACGGGGAGGCGTCGAGTTGCGCACCGGTCGCCCTCTGGCACGCCGACGGCGCCCTCGTGGGCTGGGCCGCATCGCACATCTGGCAGGGATCGCAGACGCTAGAGATGTTCACCGACGAGCGGCACCGCGGTCGGGGAATAGCATCGGCGCTATCGGCGGCCCTCGTGGCTGCCGGCATTGTCGACCGCGGGCGGACGCTCGCCGTGTTCTCTGAGTCGACCGAGATGATCGCGCTCCGGCTGGCGTTCGCCGACGTGCGGCGTTACCGGCGCGACGGTAGCGACTGGGTGGCCGCATAAGCGGCGACACCCCCTACGGTCTCAAGGGGCTTTTGCCCTAACGTCGCCCGTAATGAGCGACGAAGTCTCCAACAAGCTCGCCGAGGCGGCCGTCGGCCCGAAGCGCGTCCGCACCGACGCCGGCGAGGTCGAGGCTCACGACCTCGTCGACATCATCGAGGCCGACAAGTACCTCGCGGCGAAGGCTGCGGCGGCCGGCACCAACAAGCACCGCGGCCTCCGGTTTAATCGCATCATCCCGCCGGGAACGATCTAGGTGGCATTCCGCGACCTTTTCCGAAGCCGGCAGACGCCCCGCCCCGCGGCGGTTCCGGTCGTGCGCGCAAAGTACGACGCCGCCGAGAAGGGCGACGATTATCGACATTGGGCAAACGCCGACGCATTCGCGGCCGACGCGGCCCTCTCGCCGAGCGTCCGCCGCACGTTACGCAACCGGGCACGCTACGAGCGGGCAAACAACTCGTACCTCGCCGGCATCTCGGGCACGCTCGCCAACGATCTCATCGGCACCGGCCCCCGGCTGCAACTCGACATTGGCGACGACGATGCCGCCCGCCAGGTGGAGCGGCTGTTCTTCGACTGGGGCTGGCTTGTCGATCTGCCGGCCAAACTTCGCACGATGCGCGAGGCTCTCGTCGTGGACGGCGAAGCATTCGCCCTGATGGTCAACAACCCGCGTCTCGCGGGCGTGCAACTCGACCTCCGGTTGATTGAGGCCGAGATGGTTGCCACGCCGACGGAGTTGATGCGGCAGACGATCACGCCCGAGGGCAACACGGTCGACGGCTTGGAGTTTGACGAGGTGGGCAACGTCATTGCCTACCAAGTCTTGAATTTCCATCCCGGCAGCAACTTCCGCATCAACAACCTCCAGTTTCAGCGGGTGCCGGCGGGCCAGATGGTGCATTGGTTCAAGCCATCGCGGCCGGGCCAAAATCGCGGCGTACCCGAGGTGGCTCCGGCGCTGAAGCTCTTCGGTCAACTCCGCCGCTACACCGAGGCGGTGATCGCCGCGGCAGAGACGGCGGCCGACCTCGCGGCGTTCATCCACTCAAACAGCCCGGCGGCCGAGGTCGACGAGGTCGACGCCTTTGCGGCCCTTGAGATCAGCAAGAGGACGCTGACGACGCTGCCCGAGGGCTGGGACATCTCCCAACTCAAGGCCGAGCAACCGACGACGCAATACCCGGCGTTCGTGCGGGCGATCCTCAACGAAATCGCAAGGTGCCTGCAACTGCCCTACAACGTCGCCGCCCTCGACTCCTCGTCTTACAACTACGCCTCGGGCCGCATGGACCATCAAGTTCATGCGATGAACCAGCGCGTCGAGCGTGACCAACTCGAACGCACGATGCTCGACCGCGTGCTCGCCGCGTGGGTCAACGAGGCCAGCCTCGCCGGCGTGCTGCCCGACGGCCTGCCGCCCTTCTCTGAGTGGAATTGGGGCTGGGTCTGGGACGGCAAAGAGCACGTCGACCCGTCGAAGGAAGCCAACGCCGCCGAGACCCGCCTCCGCACGCACACGACCACACTCGCCGCTGAATACTCCCGGCAGGGCAAGCGGTGGGACGTGGAGTTGCGGCAGCGCGCCGCCGAGATCGCGCTCATGAAGGAATTAAACCTCTTCATCGACCCGACGCCGGAAGTGAACTACGGCGGCGAAGGAGATCCCAACGAATGATCGACGAAGACTTTGAAGGCTTCGACGACATCACCGACCTCGTGGAGTGGCTATGAGCGACAATCTCAAACTCGCATCGAACGTGACGTTTCTCCAGGCCGCCGACGGCGAAGCCGCGGCCGGGCCGAAGAAATTCAGGATCGTCGCCTACACCGGCGCGCCCATCCGCCAGGGCTGGAGCCGCGAGCCCGTCGTGATCGACCTCGCTGGGATGACGCTCCCGGCGACGGTGCCGATCGTCATGGGCCACGACTACGGGCTCGACAGCATCCTTGGGCAAGGCGTGCCCACTGTGCAGGGAAACGAGCTCATCGTCGAAGGCGAGATCCTCGCCGACAGTGAGACCGCCCGCAAAGTGCTGGCCCTCGCCGCTGGTGGCTACCAGTGGCAGGCGAGCGTAGGGGCCGACGTGGGTCGGCATCTCCGGTTTTCGGAAGACCAGTCAACCACCGCAAACGGGCAGGCTCACGTTGGGCCTGTTCGCATCGTTCGTGCGTCGACCCTCCGCGAAACGTCATTCGTGACGCTCGGGGCGGATCGAAGTACGGCAGTCTCAATAGCGGCCGAATCGGCCGAGGAGTTCACCATGGCGGACAACGCCAGCGAAACGCCCATCGAGGAGCCCGTCGTGGCTGCCGCGGTGGAAGCCCCGGCGGTCGTCGCCGTGGAAGCCCCTGTCCAGGGCGTGAGCGACGAGCTCAAGGCCCAGATCGAAACCCTCACCAAGAAGGTCGAAGACATGCAGAAGCTCAACGCCACGCGCGACGAGCGGCCCGCCGCCCCGGCGGTCCACGTCGTGGCAAACTCCGCCCCATCGGCGGAAGTCATCAAGGCCAGCCTCGCCCTCCAGGGCGGTCTGCCGCAGATCGAAAAGCACTTCGACGCTCAGACGCTCGAAGCCGCTCACAAGGTCAGCCGCACGACCAGCCTCGGTGAGGTGCTCGTGGCGGCTGCCGAGGCCAACGGTTACGACGGCCCCCGCCGCCTGACCGCTGCCACGCTGCGGCCGATCCTGGCTGCCGCTTGGGCCACGCACGCGATCTCCGGAATCCTGTCGGCGACCGTGAACAAGTTCCTCCTCGCCGGTTTCACCAGCGTCGAGGATTCGTGGCGGCAGATCGCGTCGACCCGCTCCGTCTCGGACCTGAAGACCTACACGAGCTACCGGCTCAACGGGTCGTTCAAGTTCCAGAAGGTGGCGAACGGCGGCGAGCTCAAGAACGCCGCAGCCTCTGAGGAAAGCCGGACGATCAGCGCCGACACCTACGGGATCATGACCTCGGTCACCCGTGCGGACTTGATCAACGACGACCTCGGTGCCCTGACTGCCGTTCCCCAGAGGATCGGCCGTGGCGGTGCCCTGGCTCTCAATGATCTCTTTTGGGACGCCTTCAAGAACGACTCTGCGTTCTTCACGACGGCCCGCGGCAACAAGAAGACCTCGGCAACGGCCCTCGGCCTTGCCGGTCTGAAGGAAGCCAACACGCTGTTCCGTAAGCTCAAGGATGCGGACGGCAACCCCGTGGCGGTCCAGCCGCGCGTGTTGCTCGTGCCAGTCGATCTCGAAGTGACTGCCGCCGAGCTGATGAACTCGGTGCAGATTTCGAGCGGTGCCACTGGCGGCCAGCCCTCGACGAACGTGTTCGCGGGCCGCTACCAAGTGGTGTCGAGCTCCTACCTGACCGATGCGTCGGATTACTACCTCCTCGCCTCGCCCGCAGACTTGGCGACGATGGAAGTGGCTTTCCTCAACGGTCAGCAGAGCCCGATCGTCGAGACGGCCGACGCGGATTTCAATACGCTCGGCGTCCAGATGCGCGGCTTCTGGGACGTGGGCGTCGGCCAGGCCGAGTACCTCGGCGGCGTGAAGATGGACGTGTAGTCCACAAGATCAACCGGAGTCGCCGGGCGGAGGCCAATCTCCGCCCGGCGGCCTGACTCAAAACCCTTTTTTCAACACGAGGTGATTCGATGGCTTCTTATGTTCAGGACGGTGACCTCCTCGACTACACGCCCGGCTCGGCCGTGGCGGCTGGCGACGTGGTCGTGATCGGTTCGCTCGTCGGCGTTGCTCCACGCGCTATCGCCGCCAACGCTGTCGGCTCGCTCGCGATCGACGGCGTCTGGGAAATGCCCTGCGCCACCGGCGCGACTGGCGCTCAGGGCTCGGCGATTTCGTGGTATGCGGTCTCTGGCGTGGCTCATGCCACGACCGGCACCGCGGCTGGCAAGCTCGCCAAGGCGCGACTCGTCGGCGACACGTCGGTCCAGGTGGTGATCAACCGCTAGTCCACACCGCAACCCCCGGCAGGTGCGCCGCCTCGCGGTAGGCGCGCCGCCGGGGCGTTGTGGACTTGGAGGATGAATGGCCGACTTGTTGGCGCAGGGTGCATCGTGGCTGACGGGGCAGTTAAAGGCTGCCGCCGGCTCCACGGTCACCTACACACGCGGCAACGAGTCGGCCGAGATCGTCGCGACGATTGGCCGTTCGAATTTTGAGGCGGCCAACCAGAGCGGCGTGATTGAGCAGTGGGAGTCCCGCGATTACCTGATCTCCACGGCGGACCTGCCCTTCGGGCTGCCCGAGCGTGGCGATGAGATCGTCGAGGGACAAAACGGCGACCTCGTGACGTACGAGGTGACGAGCCCCCGTGGCGTGCCCGAGTGGCACTACGGCGACGCCTTCCGGTCGATTGTCCGCGTCCACACGATCGCCACCGACCAAGGCGTGATCTATCTCGCAACAGAGAACAACGAACAACTCACAACCGAGGCCGGCGAGTTGCTGGTTATCTGATGGCTACCAAAAAGATTTCCCAACTCACGCTCGCGACCGGCGTCACGGGTGCCGACCTCGTGCCGATCGTCCAGGGTGGCGTGACAAAACGCGCCCTCATATCGAGCCTTGGCGGGATCGGTGCCACGGGACCGACGGGCGCCGCGGGCGTGGCAGGCAGCGCCGGAGCCACGGGCGCCGCCGGCCAGAGCATCACGGGACCGACAGGCCCGGCTGGCGCTGGCGAGATCTATCAATCGGACATCGCCCCCGCGGTTGCTGCGGCTGGCGCGACGTGGCTCGACACGGCCACCGGAAAATACTTCGTTCGATACGCCGCCCTCTGGGTCGAGGTCGGCGGCAAGCATTACCCGTGAGGCTAGACGATGCCGTTCTTTAGTCTCCCGACGGGTGGCTCTCCTGTGCTCGCCGGAAGCGGTGCGCCGACGGGTGCGCTCGGCAACATCGGCGACCTGTTCATCGACACCGCGAACAAACTGCTCTACGGCCCCAAGGCCGTGGGCGGGTGGCCGAGCGGGCCGGTTGATCTGAGCAACGGACCGACGGGGCCATCCGGCCCGACGGGATCAACAGGGCCGGCGTCGGTCATCACAGGGCCGACTGGAAACACAGGCCCTACTGGGGCAGCGTCTACAGTCACCGGGCCGACTGGGGCGGCGTCATCTGTCACAGGGCCGACCGGGGCAGTCGGTAGCACTGGTGCAACATCGACGGTCACCGGGCCGACAGGCGCAACTGGGGCGCCATCCACCGTCACTGGCCCGACGGGCCAGACCGGCGCGGCGTCAGTCGTCACCGGCCCAACCGGAAGCACTGGGGCCACGGGCGCAACAGGGTCGACTGGTGCCTCGTCGACCGTAACCGGACCAGTCGGAAGCACTGGCCCGACTGGAAGCACCGGGCCGCAATCGACCGTCACCGGCCCGACTGGAGATTTTCCGTTTGCCGCAACCGGCCCGACGGCTCCGTCGCTCTCTCTCGCCGGTTCGGTGTGGCTCGATGACACGACAGGGAGATACTTTGTCCGCTACGACTCCAACTGGATCGAGATCGGCGTCCAAGGTGAGCGCGGCCCGACTGGAACTACCGGGCCAGTTTCGACGGTTGCTGGACCGACTGGATCGACCGGCCCGCAATCAACGGTAACAGGCCCAACTGGAAACACAGGCCCGACGGGCACTACCGGCCCGGCCGTCACCGGCCCGACTGGCGTCGCCGGATCGTTTGGCGAATCGCAGACTATCAACGCCCAAACTGCGGCCTACACGCTCGCCCTTGCGGACGCCGGGAAGCTCGTGACCATCAACACATCTACCGGCGTTTCTCTCACGGTGCCAGCCAACGCATCCGTCGCGCTTGCAACTGGCGTTCACGTTGACATCGCAAGGCTCGGCGCCGGTGCGTTGACCGTGACCGGCGCGACGGGCGTCACGATTAACGCGACGCCAGGCCAGAAATTGCGCGCACAGTATTCAACGGCCACGCTCATTCAGTACGTCGGCAACACATGGCTCCTTGTTGGAGACCTGTCGACATGACGCGCGGCAAGGCGGGCCATTACTGGCGAAGAAAATCCACCGACCCTTTTGAGCCGTTTGCGGTTGTTCTAACTGCAAGCGGAACGTACGGATTGCCTTCCGGCGCTACGACGATGAAGGCATGGGCGATTGGTGGAGGATCGTCCGGCGCGGGTGGATGCGCTTACAAGTCGTGGTCGATTCTTGAATCTGACGAGGCGCCAACATTTACCGTGGGTGCGGGGGCGTATGGGCAAAATGTATCAGCCGGTTCGACATCCCTGACTTTTCGCGGAACAACGATTACCGGAAACGGCGGCAATGGTTATGCAACGTTTGCTGGCGGATCGTTTAGCGGAGGAGACGGAGGCGCAAACGGCGGGTCTGGTTCAAGCGGCGAATACGGAAGTTTTCCTTGGCAACGCAGAAACGGCGGCGCTGTTGGAGGAAACGGAACGTGGACCCTTTCGGTTTTGCGAATGCCTGCAACTGACGTGAATGGCTTGTTTGCTGCCGTGAGCTTGGCTGGACTCAAAACAGTTGAAGATGGTGGCGCGGAGCCGGCGTTTGGAAGCGGTGGCGGCACGGCACAAACAGACGGAGACAAGGGGCCTGGAATTGGGGGTGGCGATTCTTTTTCCCCATTTGGCGGACGTACATCTATGGGCGGTAGCGGCGCGGTAGTCCTCTACTTCACATAAGCCCCTCACGGCAAAACACAACACAACCTACGCTGGAGAACATCATGCCCCTTACCTTCCCATCGTCGCCAACGCTCAACCAAGAAACCACGACCGGCGGCCGCACCTACAAATGGAACGGCCAGGCGTGGGAGCTCGTGGGTAGCGGCATCGCCGGCCCGACGGGCAGCGTCGGAGCAACAGGACCGACGGGCACGGCGGGTAGCGCCGGAACGGCCGGCAGTACGGGCGCCACGGGGCCGAGCGTCACGGGACCGACGGGCGCGTCTTACACCAACGTCGTCGTCACGCCGACGGCCCTGGCGGCAAACACGACCGTCACCGGCTACAACCCCGGCTCGGGTGACATTTACCGCCTGGCGGTCACGGGCTCGACGGGCGTCGTGATTCGAGACTTGGGCATCACCGGCATCGACGGCGACGCCAAGCTCCTCGTCAACGTCGGGGCCACGGCCCCGATCACGCTTCAACACGCAACCGGGCCGAATGCCAACGCCCGGTTCGCGGTGCCGTGGGCTGGGAACTACGTCCTCGACGCCAACGGAGGCGCGGCCTTGATTGTCTACGACTCGACCTCGGCTGTCTGGCGCGTCGTCTAGTTTCCGTCTCTCAACCTACAAGAGCGTCATTCCATGGCAATGAGCCCCAGACTGTTGAGGCCGCGAGCGACGGGTTTCAACCCGCGCAACATCACCGGCCTTGCGCTCTGGCTGGATGCGACTGACGCCAGCACCTACACGGTGGCAACGGGCGTTTCTGAGTGGCGAGACAAGAGCGGCAACGCCAGGAATTTCGCTCAATCAACCGGCAATAACCAGCCGACTATTTCAACGCTGAACGGCAAGACGGCCCTGTCGTTCAACGGCACATCGCACAGGCTCACAACCTCCGGCACGCTCTTGACGGGAAACGGTTCGTTTACGTTGTTTCAGGCCATGGAGTGTTCATTTCCCGGCGGCGTTGGAACGGCCGGGCGTTCATTTGAGCACAGAACGGCAACAGGCGGGCCTGACGACAACACAATAGCCATTGAGTGGCGTGCAGACCAGGGCGCGTCGTGGGTTTCCGGCACGCTGCGCTCTCGCGTGCAGTCGTTTCGATCTAGCGTTGCTTATAACGCCGACCAGCGATTCGATTCCGTGAACGTCTCTGGTCGCGGCGTTGTGACGCTAGCCGGGACTTTTAATGCCGCATCCGCAACCAGTACCGCATGGTGGAAAAACTCGGCCGCTCCATCAACGCTTGGAACGTCAGACCCTGGAACTGTTTTGGGAATGGCGATTGGCTGCCGAAACAATGCTACGGCAAGCCTGTTTTTCGGAGGCGTCATTGGCGAGGTTATCTGTTACGTCGGCACGATCAGCACGGCGCAGCGGCTGGCGGTGCAAAGCTATCTTGCTAGTAAATGGGGAGTAACGCTCTCGTGAGATTCTTTCGATCTACGGCCGCCGTCTACGAGCAGGCCCGCGCTACGCTGGATATGGCGTGGGGCTTGCCCAACGGACAAGGCACAGCCACCTGTATTGAGCCAGCGGCGACCGCCCCGCGTGACGCACAGGGGCGCGTAGTCCTGGCCGTGAGTGATGAGTTCTGCGGATACAGCGTGGCCGTCGATCTGCTGCCGCAACTTCTCGCAAGCGGTGCCGTCGAAGAAATTGACCGCGATGCGTATCTCGCAGTGGTCAACGCCGAATAGTTGCGCTCTTCACCTTTAGAGACGGAACTGCGTAGGGTCGCCGGAACTGCGTAGTAAACTGCGCTCTTGCACCAGAAGAGCGAACGCTAGGTAGTTGCGAACAAGTGCATAGGTTTTGTATTTCGCAATAATTGCGTCAGGGGCAATATTCCAGAAATGGAATACCTGCGACACGACGCCGAAACGTGTTCCCGAAACGTATCAAAACTGACACGTTTCGCGTATGAATTCTGATACAATCTGGCGGTCCCGGCGGGCAGGCCTCGCACTGATAAAGCGACAAGCCGACCCCGCCGGGATCGCTTTTCGCGAAAGGCGAAAGTTATCGGAATCCGATAAACCGCAGTAAACCGTAGTAACTTCGCTATACATGATTGCCACGCTACGCTTCGACCTCTCCGACCCCGATGACGCCTGCGAACACCGCTACGCTCTCGCCGGGCGGGAGGCGCTGATCGCCCTGGAGCAGATCGACCAGTGGGCGAGAGGCCGACTGAAGCACGGCCAGCCGTCAACGGAGGCCACGCACGATCTGGAAGCGGTGCGGGCGATGGTGCCGCACGAATTGACGAGCCTGTTGCACTAGACAGAAACTGGCGAAAAGTGACAGTTACCGTACACGCCGCAGAGAGAGACGGAACTGCGTAGGCTGGCGGGAACTGCGTAGCGAATTGCGTAGGACGGCACTACTGAAATCAGAGAGGGACGCAATGGATAGCGAGTGGATTTCGGTGAGCGACCAGATGCCGCAGGAAGGCGTCCGGTGCATCATTGCGACAAGGATTCCGGGCCGACACGTTATCGACGGCGAGCCAAAGGACGGCCA